CATACGTGGGGACTCAACATAGAAGAGCCCTTCGTACTGGCCGATTTCGCCAGCCCAGATTTGCGAACCATCTTGGTAGTTGTGAGGGTCACGCCAAGCAGCAGCACCAGTCTCGGCACGAAGGTCGTGCGAAACCTCAGGGTGAATACCTGCCCAGTAGAGTGAGCCCTTGCGAGCAACAGCCTTGTTGGAACGGAGCTTAGCAACAGCCTTGCGGAGCTGAGCGGAGGTAATCGTGTTACCTGCGGTCAGAGCATTGGTTGCAGTTGCTGCGCCACCGTAGATGACGTTATCGCCACCACGGAGGGTGGTCATAGCAACATCGTCAATTGAGTCAGCGAGGTTGAATGCAATGATGTTTGCGATTGCTGGGTCTACATCAGCAAGGCTGAAGAGGTCCAGAGCGCGAGTTGTAACAACTGCGTTACCGTACTCTTGAAGAGTGATGGTAACAGAGTTTGGTGTTGAGAGCGCTACTGCATCTGGGTCAACTGTCTCAGACAGAGCAGCGGTCTTTGGGTCCAAGTCCTTGTACAGCTGAAGAACAACTGTGGAACCTGGGATTGATTGACGGGCTGGGCGCTTGTCCGCAACAGAACGAATGAGAGGTTCTGAACGGAGAGCGAACTCGAGAAGGCGGTCATATGCCTTCTGTACGAGACCAGCACCACCAACGGTACCACCGAGGGTTGAAGAACCCGTCGATGTATATGCGTCGTTTGCCAATTTAGTCTCCTATGACTATGAACGGATTGTTATTGCGAGCGAAGAATCGAGAGAATCTCATCTTCCGATGTGGCGTTCTCGATTTGCATTTCGATGCTATTCGCTCGGTCTGGCGAGATTGCACCTTGGGTAACAATGTCCATCTGTCGAAGACTTGCGAGGTCTCTCTCGTTGACTTTCTTCTCAGACTCTACGGTGAAGCCGAATACATCGGCGTTCTCCTCGAGCCAGGAGTTGATAGCCTCCTCAGAGGCGTCCAGGTCTTGCGGGACGAACTTCATTACTTTGGTGTTCACGCCACGGGATGAAAAAACATCCTTTAGTACGCGTTCACGCTGGGCCTTACTCAAGTCTCCTAGTGAGGTCTCAAGCTCCCTGTTACGCTTCTGCTCAGCCTTGAGCTGCTTTCGAAGCTTTCGTACAAGGTCGGTTTCTGACTCAAACGCAGGTGCGACAGTGTCGTCATCATCGTCTTCGTCATCCCAGTAGTTATCGCGATTGTTGCTCATAGCAACCTCTCCCTTTTCGTTGTAGTTGTCGTAAGCCTCAATGCCGGATGGGGCGTCCACATTGGCTCTTACTACCAGTCTTTTACACCTGACGGGGCTGGTGGGTCCGTCTAGGGATTCTTATATCATTCCAGCGGAGCTGGTACGTGTCCTTGCTCTTCCTGACTCTCCAGAGAAGATATTGATGTTGGCTTGCTCAAGACGCTTACGGCGCTGTGAAGCCATACCAAGCAACTGCTCGGACTCGAGCTCCTGCTGGATATCCTGAGGCTTAGCAGCACGTCCTTGCTCGAAGATTCCAGACAACTTGGTGAGTTCAGGTAGTTGCTGTGCAATCGTCTCGTATGCTTCAGCACCAACTTTTTCGACACCTTCTGCCGTGTAACCTTGAGCGCCTAAAGTGGCTGCTAGTTGTTTCATGCGCGCTGTGTCGATAGTAATACCAGCAGAAGCTCTACGGAGAGCCTCAGTGGTCAAGTAGGAAGTGCGACGTCTGTTCTCAAACTCCTCGATACCGATAGAGGTGTCAAGATAAAAATCCGTCAGGTCCTCGCCATTCTTGATATAACCGAGGTTGCGAAGAGCATCAATTCTAATAGGGTCTGCAGTGATAGCCTTGAGACGAGCGATGTTAGCTCGAATGTCTAAGTCTTTTACATTGACCGAATTCTTGGTAGCCTCAAGAAGTTTCTCACGGCTAGCGAATTTAGGCGATATGTTGTACTTTTTGACAATGTTCTCCATACCAGTAACGAAACCAAAGAGTTCGCCAGCAGATTTCTTCTCAGGTGCTACTTCATTGAGATAGCCGTACTCCTTGTAAAATGGTGACTCTACTTTTCTACCATCTTTGAAAGTGTACTCTTTGTTTTCAAGGAAAACATCAATAGCATTTTCGTAAACAATTCCATCGCCCAATAGTGAATAAATAAAGCTAGCCCCGGAATCAATAATATTTCCCTTGAGTCCAAGGTCTCGAAGACCTGCTTTGATAACGTCTATTGAGGTTGTTGGAAGGTTCACCATGCCGGTGGGACCTATGCCAGAACCAAGATTACCTAATTCTATTTCTTTAGCAAGCCTCGGGGCGTTTTCAATTACAGACTGTTGAAGTCCAATATCGGCAGTAATGCCAGCAAAGAAACTTCCAGTTTCGCCCTCTGGTAGTTCTTTGACTACTTTTCCACTTTCATCGCGTCCATTGATGTCGACCGCTACTGCATCTCCAGTAATATCAACAACAGTTCTTACAGGAATAAAAGCTGGTGGTAAGGTGGTAGCAGCAAGTGTAAGTTGAACCAGGTTTACTGGACCAATACTAGCAAGGGTCTCAGGAGAGGCATCTCCGCCAGAGATAGCGCTTGCTGCTGCAGCCTCGTTAGCCTTGAACATCTGTTCTGTTGCAATCGACTGACTTGGGGCAGCTGCTTTTTTCTTTTTCTTGGTAGCCATTATCCTCGCAACCTACTTCTGAGTGTCTGAACTGCATTGATGGCGCCATTGATAGATGTAGAAGTACTCGCAAATCGAGGGTCTTTGATATAAAGTTGATTCTTCTCTAACTCGTTCGGAAGACGATAGGTTCCATCAGGACCTTGGAAGTTCAGCATCTGAACTGCCAATGGGTCTTTGATATCAACACTTGTCTCTAAAGCAGCTGAAATCTCGTTTAGGAGTGGCTTTACAACATCGGATGCATTCTGACCTTCGGCAAGGCTTTCGGTAAGTGCCATGTACTTTTTGCCAGTTTCTTTGCGGATTTTATCCGAGTATTGCTTGAGGTACTCTTGAGCAACCTCAGCCTTACCGCTTCCAATGACCTGCTTGATAACTGGAGCAATAGCAGCAAAGTTGGATACTTCTCGATAGTTATCCTGGTCAAGTTTGACTATGGCATCGTAGATTGTCTTAGCTGTACCGCCGAGGTTGTCGGCATCAGCAACGTCTGGAAAGTTTGCTACAAGGTAGTCTGCCATGAACTCTGCCTGCTCTTCAGCAGTAAATCCCTGACCCATTGTAACGGTATCTTGAGATACGATTGGTTTATACTGCAGTACGCCCTCAGCATTTCTCTTTTGGCTAGAGAACATAGGCTGACCGAACTTATCAAGCTTTTGCTTGCCGGTCTTCTTGTCAATTATTGGCTCTGAAGTCTTGTCGTACACCTTAGCCATCTTGGTAACGGTCTCGGTAGCAGTTGAGGCCTTCTGTTGGCGCGCTTCAGCATTCCAAGCATTCTGGAAAGCCTTGATAGAGTCTTGGTTTGGCATAGAACCATATGCCATAAAAAAGTCATCGTTGAACTTATTAGTGGCATCTCCAAGGTCACGGAGTTGCAGGGCAGACGTTACTTGACGGGTAAACTTAGTAGTGGTATCTGGCTGCTTGATTTCCTTAGCAGTACCACGCCCACCAGATGCTGCGATAGCAGACAAGTAGGAAAATACATCTGGGGCATTCATGCCGATAGCGCCACCAAGAGCGGTGATAAGACCATCAATATCAGCAGGGTCTGGGATTCCAGTAGCCGTCTTGCCCTTCGAGAACCCAGTGCTACGAAGCAGGGTCTGAAGGTCAGTGAAAAGGTTTGCTCCACCCAACGCTGATGGTTGAGTTACAAGACCTCGATACAGGTTTTGAAACCGATTATTCTTTTCAATCTGGTCCGTAGCGCCAAGAAGCTGGACGTATGGATTAGCAGGGTCAGTATATGCGTTAGGACCAACGGGGTTGGCGTTAGCTTGAGCATATGCTGCAGACCCCTGCATAGCCGCCTTACGTGCCTCATCAGCTGTTTTTGCCATTACTAGCCTTCCAATTGACCATAGAATACGCCGTAGTACATACGACTAAACGATGGGTTTTGAGTCATCAAACGTTCTGCTGTTGCAACTAAATCATTTCGCATTAGGGTTGCGTACCCACCCTTTGACTTTATCTCAGCGTAGTTCGCTACCTTGAGGTCATTGAGCATCTTCTGGAACTCGGAATACTTGGTATAGAACTCCAGGGTCTCGTTATAGATAGGCGAGTCCTGCATGGCTGGCTCTTGCAAAGCAAGACCAACACGGGCAATACGCTCCTGGGCGGTTCCAGCAATAATCATGTCCGGTGGTCGAGCACCAAACTGTTTATCGAGTTTCTCGATTTGCTGAACCAGCCAGAACTGTGGATAGCCGTTGGCAATCTGCTCTTCAACTAACTGACCCTTGAGCATTGCGTAAACCATGCCTTCAGCCTCGTTCGCAATCTCTTGCGTGCTGAGAGTACGGCGAGCGCCTGTTCCTTTTTGCCAGTTGTAATACTTGACTGAGTATTCCCCTCCAGGGAAGAAGAAGGGAACAACATCTCCTGGGTTACGAGCAAACTTAGCAGCAGCATCCGGGTTGTTATTGAGGAATGTCCAGGCATCATCTGTGCCACGGACCGCATTGGTGCTGGTTCCGAGGATAACGAGCAGGTTATTCTTGCCGTAGGTATCAGCAAACTGCTTCACCGCAGCGTTGTAGTTGCCGGGGTTAGCACGGCTAATTCTGTCCCAGTGTTCGTACAAGATGCTCATCGTCATGAACTTCATCTTGTTATCTGGGTTCTTTATCTTGGCAAGGACCTCAGAAGACGGTGTTGCTGGAGAGATGCTCTGGAAGATAGACATCCAGAATCCAAGACTCTTGGAAAGCTTCTGAGCGTCTTCAAAAAGACGGGTACGTGCTGCGTCATTGGCTAATGGGTTATCCCCATACTCGCCCGTAGAAGCTAGATAAGCTGCCCAATCCTTAGCGTTGCGCTGTACTTGAGCATCGTTACCTAGAGCAAAGAGCACCGACTTGCGTAACCACGATGGGAAAATGAGGTCACTAACGTTCTCTGCCTGACCGAATGGTGTGATGATATCGCGCATTACTTGATATCCACTACCAAATTTGTCCGATGCACCGCTTGCCGTAAATGCAAACTGTACTGCTGGTCCAAACCCAGGGACAAGCGGATTGACTTGACCGAATGCTAGGTTGAGAGACTCTACGGGTGCTGTAACCTGAAGCGCATTGTTCATCTGTAGGTTCTTGCCCACCAGTGAACCAAGGAAGTTACCTACAAGTGGCATCTTGAACTGCTTGCCATCACGGCCCTCTTGGGTGTACAAGAAGCCTTGTGAGTCATCGTAGGTCATCCCTGTAGCATCGTAGATGACGTTTGAACCTTCTTTGGTCAATGCGTCAAATGCTTTAGAGAATCGGTAGATAGGAAGCGGGTTGCGAACGCTAAGTTCTCCCCACTTAGACAGTGTATTGGTGTGAGCCTGAGCGAATGGTGCGATAAGACGCACGGCTTGAGCCCACTGCTTTTGACGGCTAGCATCATAAAACAAGTTTTTTACATAGCCTGAAGCTTGATTAGCAGCCATCTGGTGAATAGTTGTCCACTCAGCTCCACCACCTGCGGGTGGAATTGACTTGCCGCGCTCGCGGTCCTTGAGTTGCTTTTCAATAACCTTGAGTGTTGGATGTTTACGGCCAATGACTCGACCGCCAACAACAAGTTCTTCTCCGGTAACTGCGTCTTTAGTGACCTTACCACCTACGCGGATTGGAGCAAGAGACCTTTGAGCCTTTCCATAAACGCTCTTGAGTTCTTTGGTGCTGAGCATACCTGCATATCGACCAACAAAGTCCCAATAAGCCATCTGGTATTCTGGACCAAAGTTGAACTTTGATTCAAGCTTTGTCGCCATCGTGAAGAAGACATCAACCAGTCTGTTGATTTCTTTAGCTCCAGAAACACCACCAGCACGCTCTCTTTCGGAGAGTACGCGAGAACCCTTGATATCATCAAGAGTAAATGTCTTTTCTAGTTGGCTAGCAAACTTGCCCTCAAGGGCATCAAACTCACGGGTAGTCTTGACATTAGCATTCCAAGGAGCCTTGATAGCATCCTCATCAGCTAGGATATCCAGGATACGCCGCGATTGTGGACCCTGACCAGCTATGTTCCTAATCTGACCAGCGATAGTGTGCTCTTGGGTCTCATCAAACAAGAAGATAAAAATCTTCTCTGCGGATAGGTTTTCTTTGGTAAGCAGTTTCTCATCTGGAAGGCTGACATCCTTGAAGAAGATTCGCCTGATTCCATCGTTCTCCTTGAATACACCAGAGATGTACTTTTGGATAAGCGAGTTAGGGTTGTCAAAGTCATCAATAATGCTCTTTACAAAATCTCTTTTAGCATTCTCATCACCCACGGCAAGGAGGCGAGCAATCTTACTGTTGATAGGGTCGGAAGCAAAACGGTTGATGGTGTAGGCAAGGCTCTTGTAGAACTGCTTTTGGGTTTCCTTGCTCATCTGAGGATTAGCCTCTAGCACCCTGTAGAACTTGAAGATTTCAGAACTGCGGTTTCCTCGATAGTCTGATGCTGATTCCTTACGGAATGCGTTGGCTTGATACCCGCGAACACCCTCTAGGTACTCACCATCAGCAAGCTCGTTGGCGAATCTATTGCCAGCCAAGTCGTATTGATACTTAGCGTTACGGCGAGCAATCTTAGTAAATGCGTTGTTCTTGCCACTATTTGCCATCACCATTGAGATGAACTGCAACGGGTTGCTGATAATGTTAGTATGACCAGAAAGAAGCTGGCGCATCTGCATCTCGCCGATGTTACGCAGAACGTAAGAGATTCGGAACGCTAACTGAGCAGTACGCCAGATATCGCCTACTTCTTCTGCTAGGACGCGCCCGGATTTAGCACCGTAACGGACCCCGTTCATGCTATATCGGTTGAAAGCTTTGAGTAATTCCCTGCTGTCGGGTAGGTATATCGTACCCTTGATAAGCTGGAAGTATGAGATACCACCACCAAGGGATATTACTTCATCTCCAGCAAAGACAATCTCTGGGTCTGCCCCATCAACAACACGACCAACGGAATAGGCAGTCTCTGCTGGTGTTATCTTGCCGCTAATCTTTGCTTTTTCAGCAAGCTTCTTTGCTTCATTTTCATCAATGCGGAATCGTTTTGCGATGTCTTCCATCGCCTGACCGAGGGCATTTGCGATAATCGCAGCACGCTCTTGTTCATTATTGGAAAGAAGCAACTTCTCTACCACATCGTCAATAAGACGCTCTTGACCTTCTTTGCCAAGCATTGTCTTGAACTGAGCTGAACTAATCCAGTCCTCTACGCCATTGGTAAGACCGGTCAGGTCATTGAGGTTGAGTGCTGTTGAGCGGACAAAGAATCGGCTGTAGACCCTATCCAGGTTCTCAAGTGAACGAAGTGGAAGCAGGTTTACGGGTTGTACGATTCGCGCAAGTGGGTTGCTACTCAAGCGAGCAGCTTCTCCACGCAGGGCGAGTGACTTGAAAATCTGTGGGTCTGTCTCAACAGAACCCATTTGCTGTAAGAATATACGTAGAACATCATCTGAGTTCTCGGCCTTGCTTAGGGCTACGACCATTTCGGCATCGAGCTTATTACCAAAGAGTCTTCGGATACGCGAAGGGCTAGTTTCCTTTGCTACAACTTCAGCAACTTCCTGGAACTGACGTCCAAACATGTACTTGAGGGTGTCACGAAAGCGTGGGATATCTGCAATACCACCACCAGGAAAATCTACGATACCAACTGCATCGCGCACAGCCTCAGCAAGTGCGTCCTTTTGGTCAATACTAGGCTTCAGTTTGACAATGTTAGCGATACCTTGCCAGTTAGTGTCTTCACCAGCAAGCTTTGCAAGCATCTCTGGGTCACTGTTAGCATACTCGCGGAAAAGGTCGATATCCTTCATCTGGCGGTCGAGCAACTTGCGCTCTTCTTCCAGCTTCTTGACACGCTCGCTAGTCTTAGCAATCTGCTTATCGGTATCACCAAGGCTTTGGAGTAGCTTTGCTACGTTAGGACC